GGGTCAAAACACTTACAGCAGTACTTAGATACTGTTGATGCTGATGATGCGGAGATCACTTATGACATGCCAGAAATAATCAATGATCTTCGAGATGAAGATATTCACTACTGGCATGATTTCACGGGAATAAGACCCATCATACCAAAGCGAATGGATAATCCTTTAGTCAGATTACCACACGAAATAGCTATAGGGATCGCAACAGGTGGATATGGGAAAATTAAATATGTGCATAACCATTGGAGGCCGGCAATTTCCGGACTGTCTGGATATATTCAAAGCATAAGTCCATGCTATTACATGACCCTACTAAATGTGACACAAATATCAATCTGTTGAAGGATTTAACAAGACAGAACTTTGGGATGGAGACACAACTGTTGTCAGACACAATTGGAGCTTGCGCCAGGGAATTCACCATGCACGATTTCAATATAGCTTGTGGTAATGAGATTCCATTGAGCGACTTTATAACAAAGCCACCGAATCTGACATCATATCATATATTTATAGCAACATTGCGACATTTACTTGTCCAAAGTAACCCTGGAGTGAAAGTTAGAGGGACTGATTATGAGTATGAGTGTGAAACTGATGGTAGGTATTATATGAGAGGAACATTCGAGGGGTCGCGGTACACATTGCTGTCTTGTGGGTCACTTTTCTATCTTGAACATGAATGCCTTGATAGACCATTTATTGGCACCATCACGTATCTTGATTACACAATTACATACACAGAAGTACGTCACAGTCTCAAATTACTAATGTCTACAAAAGAATACGAATGGATGAATGGGGTAGCCAGTCTATTACTGACATTAAGTGAATCATACACTGAGCATAACGATTCAGTTGAACTCATCAAAACATTTGAGGGTCTATGCTTACATATTTCCGATATGATAGATACGAGTTATATCAATTGGAACCCTGCCTTGGATGCTATTTCTGATTTTGTGAATTGGTGTAATAAATGCACGGGTCAGAATGCAACAACAAATGATTTCTTTGATTACATGTATGACTCCCGTGAATTACGTGATACAAGTACGTTAGCCGAGCATTTTTTCTATTGTTTATCTCACCTCAACGGAACCCAATTACAAGAGATCTCGTCAATCCATAAATTCCTATTTTATGCCGAAATCGATGCAGAGGCTGGAATGAGGAAATTTCTTTCACGAGTGCACACTAAACGTGTAGTGGATCCTGAATTCATAGCGAAGATGGTACATTTCGCCAGGAGGAATTTCACTCTGGAATATATGAAGAGACATGGAAGTGTTCCCAACTTCAAAGAGGAGAATCAAGAAACTGAGACAATAAGATTTTGTATGAGAAATAAGTTGCTCAATCAACTGGAGAAAGAATCGATTGATTGGTGGTCAACTGTGATTCCGTATAACTGCTTGAGTATATCAACAGCAAGAAATGTACTCGAAGTGGCAAAGGACAAGGGTGCTCTAAAGAAGGAAGTGAAGTTTGGTCCGGGAGATTCACATAGAGAACTTCTCCAAGTGATTGAAACTCCTGAAAGGGCTTATGCAGAGATTGATCTTGATGCCATACCGGAAAAGCATGATATCAGCATCAAGATACAAAGAAGTGAGAAATTTCCGGTTAAGGATAAATGGCCGACACGTATCATTCCTAAGGAGAGGGAACAGAAGATTGCAGCACGACTATTTGGAAACGCTAACCTAGATAATAAACACGGGCTCTCTTACAAAATGTTAAAGGCAAAGAAAGCATTAAGTTATTTCAACTCAGAAGTGATGACAAAGAGCGACAAGGAACGGAAATTGAAACTCCATAGGATGGCGCAAAGTCTGAAGGATCCTACCACTTATTGCCTCATGTTGGACATTGAAGGTCACAACCAATCTATGCAGAAAGATAATGCAGGTGCGATATATGAATTTGTTGGTTTACTATATGGGGAGGAGAATTGGAGCAAATTAGCCGACTATTTCTCAGCTCAAACAGTATATCTTTATGACGAGTTCTATGATAAAGTAATGGTGTCCAAGGGTCAACATGGAGGAATTGAAGGCTGGTATAATCCTTTATGGACATTGCACTCGACTCTCGTCAGTGAATTGATTCCATATGAAACGACCATAGATCTAAAAGAGTGTGCAGTATATTCTGATGATGTTGCATTGAGTACGCAATTGCCAAAGCCGGAACCTAATATCCTTAATCTAGAATTCAGTCAGATGACAAAACATTATGCAAGAGCAGGATTGACAGTGAAAATGAAACAAACAGCAATGAGTCGGAATAGAGTCACATTACTCAGGAGTCACTACTGCAAGGGCTGGAAGAGTGATTCGTCGATCAAGAGATTATTGGCTGTAAGCACGATGAACAATCCAAATTTTGCTAGTGAGGAATTGGAAGTTGCCGGAGTTTGTTCAACCTTATCATCGTCCCTTGAATTGAGTGAGCATATCTTACCTATCACATATATCAAATGGTATTATATATCCTTGTGCACTGTGAGATTGTTTGCGGCATACATGGAGAAACCGCGAACTAGCATTTTATGGGAACTAGAGAGTACCCCAAAGGATATCCAACACTTATTGTTCTTCGAGAAAGGGGATAGATACTTACATGGTAAAAAGACGAATATGGAACTAGCGCTTGATTTAGCGAGGGTAGCCACTGAGAAGGGTGTGCTCCTTCCTGACTCAGTAAAAACAACAGAAATATCTGATACTATACAATCATTATTCGGAATCAATGCTGCGGAATTTCAAACTCTCCAAGTACGTGATCTAGTATACTACATGCTGCTCAACAATGATTTAATTAAATCATTGTTTTTCCTCATTCTCACCTTGCCGACATCAGTAGGTGGGAAGAATTCAAGTCTGATGATCAATGACATACTTTCAGGCCATTCTGATGGGTTTCACAAACAAATACATTATCTACATCAATGGTTACATTTTGGTAAAGGTCAACCCGTATGGATACAGGACATAATGAAGCATGCATTGCGGGTTCCCACCAATGAGATTGGCCAACATCAAGTCACTGAACTCTGCATTTCGACGTGGCCAACAGTCAATTATCCCAAGAATATCAACTCATTAATAACAAAACGAATCAAGGGGGTAATATCTCATAGGTGTGTGAATCGTGCCATCTTGAAACTCTTATCTATGGATCAGCATCGACAAGACTTCCAAAAGAAAATTGCAGATCTTGCAAAAGATGATTTACAACCTAGAGTGCTTCAGTTTTACACAGAAAATAGCTCTTTCCATATCCTAGATATCCTGATCAAGAAAATAGAAACATCTTCTGGATTCTGTTCATTGATTCCCAAATTGTCACAATTCAGAAAACAGATTACAAAGAATGAGCTTCTTAATATTGACAAAATGTTCCGAATGGATACTGGATGGTTTCCTGACTTATCATCAAAGGCAAATGTCCTTAATGAATTGGTACAGAGGAGAGATATGATGCTACCAAAACCATTAATCAGGAATGTAGAAGAGCCACTATACGATCATTTATTGACAACAGATGGACCTAAAAGAGGTACACTTATCGTCATACCTGGATCTGTTAAGACATATGAGAATGGTCTACATGTAATGAAACCACCCGTCTTTGGGAATGAGGCATTATACAAAGGAGAATTAGTCTCTACCGATTCACATTTCCAGGGGATAGAAGAGGTCTTATGTGCAAGGTTGGGATCCGTTACCAGATGGATGTTGAACAAGAGCAACTACCCGACATCACGCTATTTTGATGGAAGATCTCCATTATACATCGGATTGTGTGACTTATCGCTATCTACAATTGTGCCTTATACCTTCAGGGATATTTTCACCTATATACCATTAAGTACTAAGGGAGAGATCTTCCACAGGATACCAAATATGAGGTACAAGACAAGTGCTGTGATTAGATCATTGCCAAATAGTATAAATC